CATTACTAAGTCTGCCATGTCTGTCATTATCTCGTTCAGTTTATCATTCGCTTCGCTTGCTGTAAACATACTAACCAATGCCGTAAGTGGGTCAAGGATAAATATGTTAATGCCATCTAGCAAGTGCATCTCCTCCATAGCTATCCTTATGTCCTGCCAATCACGACTTGCACTTCTATCATAGAATCTAACCCTGCCTTGCATTGACATCAACGTGTGCTTTAGCATCTCAGGGTCATAGCTAACATCAGGTCTTGAATAGTCTATCCTATCGTGCTTCCCTGCTAACTTCTTAGCTGTCTTAGCTGGTGCATTTTCCAAGTCAAACATGCCTACGTTTTGACTCTCACTGTAAACCAGATGCTCTACTAACTGATGCTGGTGGTCAGTCTTGCCAATCTTAGGTGCTGCCCCTACTATATGGATAGTGTTGGGTCTGATACCGAAACAAGCCCTTGTAACTGTGTCCCAAGGGAAGCTGATGCCCATCTTGGGCTGTTCAAGTGCCTTGTCAATGAAGTCCTCAATGTCTAAGACCTCACCTTGTCTAATAGGCTTACTATCCCATACTGCTGACTGGTATAGCTCCTTGCCCCTGTCGGCTAACAGCATATCATTAGCATCTTTTAATGGTAGGCTTGCGACCTTAAACAGTGGGAACGATTTAATAATATCCTTTGTGGCTTTGTTCCCAGCCTCATCGTTATCTAATACTAGGATAACTTCGTTGTACTTCTCTACAAAGTCCCTATTATTAACTATATCCTTCAAGGCAGATGACGCACCACGTGTTAGTGATACTACCGAAGGAAGGTACTGCTTGTACTTGCTGGGCGTGTTGTCAGTGATAACTTGATACAATGCCATAGCATCACACCTACCTTCCGTAATGAACAGTTTATTACTACCGTTCTTACTAGCTAGGCTTTTACCCCATAGGTCAACAGCACCTTTCCTATCACCAACTGCTTTGAAGTCTTTGGTTGCTACCTCACGAACCTCATAGCCTGTTACATCTCCATTCTTAGTGTCAGGGTAGTAATGGTGGGTGATTGTCTTACCATCTGACTCACTCAATGCAACCCTAACATCATAGAGTTCTGCTACCTCCTGCCTTATACCTCTATCCGATAACTCACGAAAGGGTAGTTTACTATAATCTATAGTGTTCATTTCCTTAACCTTTTGTTTAGGTCTAATACTTGTTACATTGTCACTAGGTGGGAAGTAAGTCTGACAAGCAAAACAATAGCTATCACTTGGTTGATTGTCGTAATTATATACTTGGTTGCCGTCCCCACTTCCGCAATCAGGACAAGGTATCTTGTGACTCAGCTGTCCCCTCTCTCTCTGTTCTTGGTTATTCATAATAATTAAATAATTCCTAATAATAATAATAATATAAATAAGAAAATTTATTGTATACTATTTTTCATAGTTTGTCAAATTTATTTCTTCGTACTCTATCTCCTCCCAGTAAAACTGGTTTAAATAATTATCATCTTCGTAAACTGGTACGTCTAATTCGTCTAATTCTTTTTGTAATTCCATAACTTATCTCCCACTATTAACAGTAAACTTTTGCGGTCTGTTTTCTAAATACCATATCTCGTCGAACAGTTCCCCTTTGATTGTTTGTAGCTGCATAACTGACATTGTGTCGACTATGTATTCATAGCCTGATGCCTCTCTGTCTAATACAATCAATGCTTGGTCTATCTGTTCAATGATACGTAGTTTTTTAGCTGTTATTACTTTACTTGTCATTTTTTACCCCTTCTAAATTAGCACCTTCTAAATTAGCACCTTCTAGATTAGCATATCTTAAATCAGCATATCTTAAATTAGCACCTACTAGATTAACATCTCTTAAATTAGCATATTTTAAATTAGCATCTCTTAAATTAGCACCTTCTAAATCAGCACCTTCTAAATTAGCATATCTTAAATAAGCATCTGCTAAATTAGCACCTACTAAATCAGCACCTCTTAAATCAGCAAATCTTAAATGAGCATATTTTAAATTAACACCTCTTAAATTAACACCTTCTAAATTAGCATATCTGAAATCAGCTCTCATACCCTCCTTATCTTTTAACCATAGGGCATGCTGTTTTAAAATATCTTTTAGTTTATCCTCTGTTATTCTCATTTGTTAGACTCCTCATAATTATTAACTTCGTTAGCCAGCTTAATGATAGCTTGGTTCATATTATAGCACGCTTTCCTATCATCTTGCGAGTGCCTATCCTTATGTTGCAAGAACAATAGACGACGCTCAATCTCTTTCTTTTCTTTTCTAATCTGTTCTAATGTTTTCATTGTATACTCTCTCCATTATGTATTTGCTTGGCATCATATCACAATTATAGTCTCTAACGCCCTGTGTCTCGATATAAGCGCACTCGCCTGCTTGGTTGATGCCTACTATAGGAAGGTCAAGGTAACCCGTTAGACTTGAATATAGTGCGTATATCATAACGCCCGTGACTGTTGCTAGGTATAGGTATTTCATTTTATTATATCCTTGTTGGTTAATGTGTTAAAGGTCTAGTTCTACTATTCTATCCATAATCTTATTATCAATCCTAGTATATTCTGAACTAGTAAATACACCACACTCATACAGTCTATCAAGGCTAGTCTCAATACGTTTAATATCCGTTAAGTTATTAGCAGCTTTTATGCGGCTAGCTAGTGTTATGTGATTAGAAGATGTTAAATCATTCATGTTATATACTCCTGTTGGTTGAATTTTAGCTTATCAAATGAGGCTCACAATAGCAAGCCCCATTTATTTAAACTTTATACAGTCCAAGTTCGTGTTAGTGTGTTCAGATTATACATGTCGTCTTGCTTCATTGCTTGCTTAAAATCGTTGACGGTACGTTCTGACATTGCCGCGCGTATGCCTGCTGTCATGAGTTTAATATATGCCTCTTTGTTACCACCTGCTAGATGTTGCCGTGCTATTTCTATGTGTCTTTTGTTAGTCATTTTATTTATCCTGTATTGGTTTAGTTTATTATACATTAACAGTTGCTGTAAAGTTAGGGGCTTCCCAATTAAAGGTAGTCTCCCTAAAACTATGCCAACCGTCATTGCTTGCAATCTGCTTTACCTGCTCTACTTGTTTTTTATCTGGTGTTGCTATCAATAGTGTTTCCATGTAAGACTGGTGTTCACCGGCTTCAAGTGCATATAATAGATATTCAGTTGTCATTTTATTTTATCCTTTATAATATTCTGTTATGTGTTCATAACTAAAGTCATGGGCTTGTTGTGGGCTGCAATCATACACTGTAAAACAATCAACATTCTCTTTTGTTTCATTGTCATACACGTTGAACGTGGCGCTCTCGTTCCATACTACCGTAAAAGTTTCGTCTTTGTACGTAATCATTTTATTTTATCCTAATAGTTATTTTAAATTCGCCAATCTGTTCGGCTTGGTAAACACTATTACAAATATCAAAACAGATTGCAACAACTTTTTACAACTAATTTTAGATTGCTAATGTAATCAATAACTTAGATAGTAAATTAGCTATTGACATGCTGTTAAACCATATCAAGTAGCGACAAAGATAGACACTATATAATAGCTTGGTAAGTATCCCTGATGATGTTTCCTTAGGAGGTACCACCACCAACCCTCACTGTCAAACTTCCCGAGTATATAGAATAGAATAGTATGCAAAGATTGTGCCATAAATAAATTGAATTTAAATTGGATAGAAGTACCGGGGGGAGGGTATGGTATGGCTCTAGCATATAGTACCACCCCAAATACAAAAAAAGGTGAAATTGAAAAGGGGTAATTTTTCCATATATAACTATAAAAAAAAGTGTTTGATACTAAACACAAATAGACGTGGGGAATGTTACTGTAAGATATTGATATATAAACCTATTTGGTTATAATTAAATATTATAAGAAAAGGAATAGATAATACCCCTTGCGCAGTTTATAGGAAATTTACTAAGGTGCTAAACTAAATGTATAATAATTACAATAGCTTATAAATTAGTGCTTGACAAACTAAACGATATATGATATAATACCACCTTTCTAAGGTATATTACCCAGTTAGGTTTAATTATTAGTAATTATTTAATCTACTGGGAAAATTTACTAAGGTACATTAAAAGTGTTTTATTAAACACAATAAGCACAATATCCTTAAGGGGGTAGTATTGTCTGATTACTCGGAACAAAGAAAGAAAGAAGTTAAAGTCCCCAAGAAAAGAGGTAGACCACCTAAAGCATTAGTACAGTCTAAGAAGAAAGGAGCTAGACCTCCCGGTAGACCTCCGGGTGATAAGGCTATAATGGATGAGTACAAGGCTAGGCTTCTTGCGTCTCCTAAGTCTCGTAAGGTTTTAGATACTATACTAGATGCTGCACTAGATGATGAGCATAAACATCAAGCTGCTGCTTGGAAACTTCTCGTAGATAGACTTATGCCACTTTCTTCGTTTGATGCTAGTTCGGGTACTGGTGATAGACCTAGTATAAATATAACTATTTCGGGTGTTACTGAAATAGAGAGTAGTGTTATAGACGGAGAGGTTATAGATGGCGACTAGTTACGGATTAGGTGATGAACCTGCTATTGTCGGTAGAGATATTGTCACACAAGAAGATGTACAAAGAGCTGTAATGGATGCTGGTTATTTAGGTAATCCTTCGTATACACAAGAAGATGTACAAAGAGCTGTAATGGATGCTGGTTACTTAGACTTAGGTGCTCCTCCTGAGTTCTCACGGCAAGGTGCTTTAGCCCAACTAGAAGATGACTTAATGCAAGAGTCTATGGTTAGAGACCAGCTAAGAGAAGAAGAGTTGTTAGGACAACAGAATCTAAAAACAGTTAATACAATACCACCAGTAAGTAAAGAAATAAGTAATACTGATAAAGTTTTAAATACTATACTAAAACATGAAGGCGGTTTCCAAATAAGCTCTAAAGATAAAGGAAACTATAATAGTGCAGGAGATTTAGTAGGGACTAATTTTGGTATCTCAGCTCCAGTTTATGAAAAGTATATTGGTAAATCTCCTTCGGTTTCAGATATGAAAAATATAACAGAAGATGAAGCTAGAGAAATATATAAAAAATCTTATATAACGCCTGTAACTAAAAACTTAGGTATACCACCAGAGTCTGATGTTTTTGAGCAAGTAGTTGATATGGCAGTTAATCATGGATATTCCAACGCTGTACGAATTATTCAGAGGGCAATAGGTAACATTAAAGATGATGGTAAGGCTGGACCCATTACTAAAAAAGCTATTTTAAAAGCGATAAAAGATAATCCTACTGGTTTTAACAACTCACTAGCAAACTCAAGGTCAAACTTCTACAAACAAATTGTTAATAAAGACCCAAGCCAACAAAAGTTTATAAAAGGTTGGTTAAATAGAGCATCGTCTTTTATTAAATGAGTAATGACCTCAGTATTAAACTACTCCCTTGGCAACAAGATGTGTGGGAAAGCAAGACAAGATTTAAGATAGTAGCTGCTGGTAGGCGTACTGGTAAATCTAGACTAGCTGCTTGGTTACTTATCGTAAATGCTCTACAACTAGAGAAGGGGCATGTTTTCTACGTAGCCCCCACACAAGGGCAAGCTAGAGATATTATGTGGTCTACTCTATTAGAGTTAGGTCACCCAGTAATTAAGTCTAGCCATATTAACAACCTACAGATTACACTGGTTAATGGGGCTACCATTAGCTTAAAGGGTGCAGATAGACCAGAGACTATGCGTGGTGTGTCTCTTAAGTTCTTAGTGTTGGATGAATATGCTGATATGAAGCCAGCAGTGTTTGACCAGATTCTTCGTCCTGCCCTAGCTGACCAACGTGGTAGTGCTTTGTTTATCGGTACACCTATGGGTCGTAACCACTTCTATGAGCTATTTAAACAAGCTGAGTTAGGAGATGACCCTACACTAGAGTCTTGGCACTTTACTTCGTATGACAATCCCCTACTAGCAGAAGAAGAGATAGAAGCTGCTAAAAAGACTATGAGTTCTTTTGCTTTTAGACAAGAATTTATGGCATCGTTTGAGGCGCAAGGTAGTGAATTATTTAAAGAAGATTGGGTCAAGTTTAGTGAAGAAGCTCCAGAAGTGGGGGACTATTTCATTGCTATTGATTTGGCTGGTTTTACAGACGTATCTAAAGCTAACACATCTAAAGCTAAAAAGCTTGACCAAACGGCTATTAGCGTTGTTAAAGTAAATGAAGAAGGGTGGTACGTAGAAGAGATAATCTACGGTAGGTGGGACGTTAAGAAGTCAGCAGAAAAGATATTCAGAGTTGTAGAAAAGTATAAGCCTATCTCTATTGGTATAGAGAAGGGTATAGCTAAGAACGCTGTACTTCCATATCTTATGGATATACAGAGAGCTAGACAAAGGTTCTTTCGTATAGAAGAGCTGACACATGGTAACAAAAGAAAGATAGATAGGGTTGTTTGGAGCTTACAAGGTAGGTTTGAAAACGGAGCAATAACCCTAAACACTGGAGATTGGAACGCAGAGTTCCTAGATGAGTTATTCCAGTTTCCTAACCCCCTAGTTCACGATGACCTTATTGATTCTCTAGCATACATAGACCAACTAGCTAAGGTTAGTTACTCGTATGAGATAGAGTATGAAGATGATTTTGAATTTATAGACCCAATAGCAGGATACTAATGTATGGATATGGAAAAAGTAATACCTTTAGACCTGTCTGATAGGGATGAACTACCTAAACTAATACCTTTTGACCCAGAAACTATGAAGCCACAGGATATAGGTTTTGGACAACCATCCACAGAAATTTTAATCTCTGAAGATTCCCCAGATGGAAAAGTTTGGAATATACCCAGCTTATGGTGGAGTCCTGAAGGAAATCCTACTTATGTTTCTCCAAGAACAGCGGCAAGATTAGCATACACGTACGAAAAAGAAAATGATGTCAAGTTTCCAAGATTTCCAAAAGGGGCTTATAAAGAGGCTTCGGAAGCTGCTCAGGAAAGTTCCTCTGTAGGAGGGGCAACTAACAGAAAACTAGCCAACTAGGGTAAAGTATGGAAAATGAAGATAATCTATTGAACAACATTAACCTAGAACAGTGGGTGATGGATAAATGTGAAGGGTGGCGTG